CCCCCGCCACCCGTGGAGGCCGTAAAACCACAAGAGGCAAAAAGGGTCAAAGAAAGGCTCAAAGATCCAAAAAGAATGACTAGGCAACGCACGATCGTGACCGGGCCGAGAGGGTTGACCTCCGAAGGGGAGGACAAAATCTATACCCAGACGCTGATTGGCAGCGTGAGAGAGAATGGTCAGAGCAAAGCTGGTTGACGTTGAAGGTAGTCGAGAGCGTCTCCATGAGGCGATGTATGAGACTCTGTATCCATCCAGGGCTGAACACTCAGAGATTATTGACAAGGCGTTGGTGTTTGAGTGTTTTGACGAATTTGATCACATCGCTGGGTGGGTCTGGTTTTATCGGCTGGTGGATGAAGACGCGGTGTGGGCGATTCATGCGATGGTGCTTCCCAACTACCGAAAAAGATTCTTTAGCCAGACTCTTGTGAACACCTTGTCTGGTGTGGTATATGCGTTAGGGTGTGACACCGTTCGCGCTGAGAACGACAACATGGACTTATTGGTTCATTTTGGTGGCATCAAGACTGATGAGGGTGTTGATCTTCAGTTACCGTTTTTTTGGAGTTAGGCATGGGTAGACCTCAGAGAAAGAAAGCTAGAAGAGCTTTGCAGAATGTAGAAATAATTCCAGCTGATCCAACGCCACCTCAAGAGACTTCACAGCAACCGCAGAAGAAACAGCAGGGTATCGGGCCTGACTTAGTCCCAACCTTAGCCGCTTCACCAGAAGTGCAGCAATCTGTCGCTGAAACAAGAAATCAACCGAAGCCAGCTGCTGTAACACCAGCTTCAGGCGAATCGGAAATGGCTCAAACATCTCAGCAATACCGGAGGAGGAGAGCGCGAGGCATACGCACGAGCTCACAGGGAGTGACAGGTGGAGCAAGGGTCGAGCGGAAGACCTTGTTGGGGCAGTAGATGGCAGATCCATTAGCAGTTTTATTGATGCGGCGGTTTGACTCGCTGTATGCGCAGCGCCAGGTCTGGGAGTCGCATTGGCAGGAGATTGCTGATTTTGTCGTACCAAGGAAAGCAGACGTCACCAAAAGACGGACAGATGGCGACAAGCGCACTGAACTTGTTTTTGACTCAACCGCAATCCAGGCGGCTGAGCTTTTATCAGCGTCTTTGCACGGGATGTTGACGAACTCAGCGACTCGATGGTTTTCTCTGCGCTACCGGGATCGCGATCTTGATAGCGATGACGCAGCGAAGGAATGGCTTGAGTCTGTTGAAGACGATATGTATATGACCTTTGCGCGGTCCAACTTTCAGGAACAGATACACGAGCTGTATCACGATCTGATTTGTTTCGGTACATCGGTGATGTTTATTGAACAGGATGATGAAAATTTTGTCAGGTTTTCAACCAGGCACTGTCGAGAGATCTTTCTTTCAGAGGATTCAAGGGGTCGGGTTGATACGGTGTACCGTGAGTTTTCTATGCCAGCGCGGGCTTTCATCGACCAGTTCGGCGCTGATGTTGTTGACCAGGGGATTCTGAAGCGAGCGGATAGTAATCCATACGAAAAGATTCGTTGTATCCACGCGGTCTATCCTCGAGATGAGCGTGACCCGGTGAAGGTTGACAACAAGAATAAACCTTTTGCATCGGTTTATATTGATCCAAAAAATAAAAAGATTTTGTCTGAGTCTGGTTTCGACGAGTTTCCCTATGTCGCGCCAAGATTTTTGAAGGCTAGTTTTGAGATTGGGTATGGTCGATCGCCAGCGATGTCAGCTCTGCCTGATATCAAGATGATCAACAAGATGAGCGAGGTCACAATCACCCGCTTGGGTTAAACATGGAAGAGCAACGACGACAGGCGATTCGGTCTGCGTTCTATGTTGATCAACTGATTTTATCACAAGGGCCGCAAATGACCGCGACTGAGGTGGTGCAAAGAACAGAGGAAAAAATGCGACTGCTCGGGCCTGTTCTCGGACGCCTTCAGGCTGAGCTGCTGCAGCCTCTGATCTCACGGGTTTATAACCTGATGGTCAGGCAAAAAACTTTTGCTGCTGCTCCTGACTTTATGAGGAATTCTCAGATTGAGATTGAGTATGTGTCACCGCTTGCGAAGGCTCAGAAGCAGGGCGATGTTCAGTCTGCGCTTAGAATGCTTGAGCTGTTTGGGCCGCTAGCACAGCTGGATCAGCAAGTCCTGGATTATATCGATGCAGATGGAATGGCGAAGTATCTCCTCAAGACTTTGTCGATTCCAGCGACTACGATTCGTGGCGATGGCGAGGTAGCACAAATGCGCTCCATGAGGCAAGAGCAGCAAGCACAGGCAGCTGAGCAACAGCAGATCATGCAACTTGCAGAGGCTGCGGGGAATGCCGCACCCATGGTAAGGGCGGTCGAATGACGAGAAAGGTACGGGTAACAAACCAGCAGTTTAAAAAGATTTGTGAGCAGATTGCTGATGGCAAAAGTCTAAGCAGGATCTGTCAGTCAGATGAGTTCCCAAATCAGCGCACGGTGTTACGTCACGTCCAGGATTCTGATGAAGCTTACGCTGAGTATCGCAGAGCACGAGCTCTCCAGGCAGAGGTTTTGCGTGATGAGATCATGGATATCGTTGAGCTTCCCTTGCCGACCGATCCAAAGCTTGCGATGGCAGAGGTGCAGCGCAGAAGGGTTGAGGTCGATCAAAAGGACAAATATGTCAGACAGCTTGCACCAAGTGGTCTCCGTAACAAGCCAGAGGATCAGAACGAAGCCAGGTTCAACGGAACAATCACTCTGAAATGGGATGAATCGCCCGCATGAGAACTCCGAAAGAGTTGAGGGCTAGATACAAAGCACTCTTTGAGTCTGATGATGGTCAGGTCGTTCTTGATGATTTACAGAAACGATTCCATATCTTTGGCACAACATTTTCAACGGAACCGCATGAACAGGCGTACTGTGAGGGGCAGCGCACGGTCGTTTTGTTCTTACAATCTATGCTGTCCGACAATATGATAAAGGAACAAACTGATGAGTGAAGAACAGGTAGCTGAAGTCTCGGGCGCGGAAGTCGCCGAGGTAACTCAGTCTGATTGGAGAGACAGTATCCCAGAAGATGTCAGGGGTCATCGATCGCTCGAGCACATCCACGATATCGGTGCTTTGGCTAAGAGCTACGTCCACGCTCAGTCAATGATTGGTGCTGACAAGATTGCTTTGCCTGGCAAGTCGGCAACTGATGACGACTATCGACAGATCTTCCAAAGGCTTGGGCTCCCGGAAACCAGCGAGGGGTATGAGATTACTCACAATATTCCAGAGGGTGAGCAGACAGACCAGGGCATGGTTGATTGGTTTGCATCAGCTGCACATCAGGCAGGACTTACTCAGCGCCAGGCGCAAGCATTAGCAAATCAATGGAATCAGAAAGCCATTGAGGGTGCTCAAGCAGATCAGGCTGACTATGAAGCTTACGTTGGTGAAGTCGAGCGCGAGCTAAGAAATGAGTACGGTCAGGCATACACAGACGCTTTGAACTTAGGCAACGATGTCATTGATCAGTTTGGTGATGCGGAGTTCCTTGAGCTTCCCTTAGCAGATGGCACATTGATGGGCGACAATCCACAGGTCATCAGGCTTCTAGCAAACATCGGTTCGTATATTGCCGAGAAGGTTGGCGAGGACACAATCATTGGCGCGAAATCAACCAACGCCATGACACCCGCAGAGGTGCAAGACAAGCTGCGAGAGCTTCAAGCAAAAGACAGTCCATACTTTGATGGTCGTCATGCACAGCATGATCATTATGTAAGAGAGGTTAACAGGTACATGGAAATGCTGTACCCAGATGAGACTCTCAATGGATGATCGTGAGTTTAAGCTTGCAGTCTTGCGCTTAACGTTAGAGAATGGAACAGGCGCTGTTTACCAGGATCGACTGAAAGCAGCGCAAGAGAATTTGGAGTGGTGCTTAGCTCCCCTTGATAAGCCTCGGCCCAAGGCAGCGTCACCACGAAAGACAAAGAATCCAGGACAAGCGAAAGCCCCTGGCGCTGACAGAGTACTGTTTACAATTGAATAAATAATCGTCCTGTTTCACAGGGTAGCGAGAAGGCGTTTTTTCTAGCTAAGTGGAAGGGGACAGATATGTCTACACAAATTACAACTGCGTTTGTGAATCAGTTCTCCAGCAATGTCACTCTGCTTTCACAGCAGCGTGGATCATTACTGCGTAGTGCAGTCAGCGAGGAGTCTGTCACAGGCGAGAAAGCTTTCTTTGATCAAATAGGCGCATCAGCAGCCATCAAGCGTACATCGCGTCACTCCGATACTCCGATTGTGGATACTCCACACTCAAGACGGATGGTGACGATGGATTCGTATGAGTGGGCTGATCTGATTGATGACGCTGACAAAGTGCGTTTACTGATTGATCCGACATCAGCCTACGCTCAAACAGCCGCAAACGCGATTGGTCGAGCAATGGACGATGCGATTATTTCAGCGGCCACTGGATCAGCAAGCACGGGAAAGGCTGGCACAACCAGCACATCACTGCCAACAACACAGCAAATCTTTGCGGATGGTGATGTTGGTTCTGACGGTGGTGGAACAGACGCTGATTTGACAATTGGAAAATTACTGTCAGCAAAAGAGATTCTGGACAAGAACTCAGTTGATCCATCAATCCCGCGTTTTATCGTGGTTGGCCCAGCGCAGATATCATCACTGCTTTCAACGACTCAGGTTACATCGAGCGACTTCAATACTGTGAAAGCGCTTGCTCAAGGCCAGATTGATTCGTTCCTCGGCTTTCAGTTCATCGTAAGTAACCGCCTGTCACTCAACTCATCAAACAATGAGCGAACCTGTATTGCGTTTGCCTCTGATGGAA